TTTATTCAAAATACCCCCCTCCCCCCTCTAAATTTATCCAACATTTATCATTCATCTTATTATTCAAACACCCCCCGTCAAGGGGACCCGCTTGCAAAAACACCCCACCTATATATAATTAGTACGCCGTCCAACGGCGGCTTTGATTTTGTTTTTGTCATACATCCTCCTTGACCCCCGTAACTGGGGGTCTTTTTTTATGTAGAAATTTCTGCTACAGTCGCCGCATTACAAAGGAGTGCTTTTTTCCTCCCATGCATAACATAACGCCGACCGAGGGACATCCGATCCCAAAGAACCTCCAAGAAGAGGTTGCAGATACGTTGCAAGAAAATGCACGTATTGCTGCTACAACTGCCGCGCTAATGTACGAATTAGATATGCCGTTCGAGATGACGGAAGAAGATGAGGAAGAAGCGCGAAAACTTTTTGCAGAAGTAGATAAGAAAAGAAAACGTGGGCAATCCACGCAGGCCGTAAACCCCCCATCTCTATATCAAGGCAACGTAGCACTAAAGCTAGGGGCCCTACTAAATGAATACGACAAGCGAGTTGTACTAGACGCTACTCAAGCGCGCACATACATAATGAATAGACTGCTTGAAATATCGGCTTGTGGGGAAGCAAAGACGGAGTTGCGTGCGTTGGAGCTCTTTGGCAAGATGTCTGACGTGGGTGCTTTTACCGAAAAGTCAGAAGTTACTATTACGCACCGCACAAGTGGCGACATAAAAGAGGTGCTAAAGGAAAAAATTACAAGATTACTAGCTACCGACGTCGAAGATGTCACGCCAAAACTGGCTGAAGAGTTAGGAATTGAGATAGAAGAAGATAAACCAGACGAAGTTGACGTCGAATTGGACGCTCTAGCCCGTGAAAGGGAAGAAACGCGCACCAAAGAATTAGCAAAAACAGCCGATGACGCCAGCGGAACTTAAAAAATTACTGCAAAAGATCCCAAATATGTCTGATGCAGAGGCGCGCGACCTCTATGCGTCGGTGGAAGAGCACGAAATACTAAAAGAAAGAGAAGAAGCTCGCAAGAACTTCATGGTATTCGTCAAGAAAGTCTGGCCGCACTTCATAGAGGGGGCGCATCACAAAAGAATGGCCGCTGCTTTTGAGCGAGTTGCGCGCGGAGAGTGCAAAAGACTCATTATTAATATGCCGCCACGCCATACGAAGTCAGAATTTGCTAGTTATCTACTCCCCGCGTGGTTTTTAGGCAACTTTCCAGAGAAAAAGATCATTCAAACGTCCCATACCGCAGAATTGGCGGTTGGTTTTGGTCGAAAAGTAAGGAATTTAGTAGACAGCGACGTATTTTCAGAGACTTTTCCGGGTGTTGGACTGCAGGCGGACAGTAAAGCTGCAGGGCGATGGAACACAAACCACAGGGGGGACTATTTCGCTATTGGTGTTGGCGGTGCCGTTACAGGAAAAGGCGCGGACATACTAATAATAGATGACCCACACTCAGAACAAGAGGCGGCGCTAGCTGCAACCAGCCCAGAAATCTACGACAAGGTATATGAGTGGTACACCTCCGGCCCACGTCAGCGTCTACAGCCGGGCGGCTCTATTGTTATAGTGATGACTCGCTGGTCTCAACGCGACCTGACAGGCCAAGTGCTCAAGGCCGACGCCCAACGAGGCGGCGAGGGGTGGGAAGTGATTGAGTTTCCGGCGATCCTGCCTAGTGGTAAACCCTTATGGCCAAGCTTTTGGTCTTTAGCCGAGTTGGAGGCACTACGTGAGGAGTTGCCAAACTCCAAGTGGCAGGCGCAGTACCAGCAAAATCCCGTAGGTAATGAGAGCGCTATTATTAAGCGCGACTGGTGGCAGTGGTGGGAGGAGGACGACCCACCTCAGTGTGAGTTCATACTACAGTCTTGGGACACTGCGTTTGAGAAGAACAACCGTGCTGACTACAGCGCAGGTACGACGTGGGGTATCTTTAACAACCACAAAGACGGCAACCGACCAAACATCATCCTTCTTAATACGTACCGCAAGCGTGTTGAGTTTCCAGAGTTAAAGAAAGACGTATTGCGTGAGTACAACGAGTACGAGCCAGATACCTTAATCGTAGAAAAGAAAGCGTCAGGCGCTCCACTAATATATGACCTACGGGCAATGGGTGTGCCAGTGCAGGAGTACACGCCGAGTAAAGGGCAGGATAAGTTTGCGCGATTGAACTCCGTATCAGACATAATCGCGTCTGGCAAGGTGTGGGTGCCAAGAACACGATGGGCTGAAGAGCTTGTTGACGAGATTGCATCGTTTCCGTCAGGCGAGCATGATGACTTGGTTGACGCGACTACATTAGCGTTGATGAGGTTTCGTCAGGGTGGGTTTTTACGGCTGCCAGTAGATGAGCCGGAAGAAATGGTTTATTTCAAGGGGCGCCGCGCATCAGAGCGGTATTACACAGTTTAAGGACAGATCATGGCAACAGGATACATGGGCAGCGGTGATATGAGTAAAGGGCTGTATGCAGCACCGATTGGATTGGAAGAAGCAGCGATGGGGCCAGACATCGAGATCGAGATCGAAGACCCAGAGCGTTTGAGCATTGGCTTAGGTGATATAGAGATACAGCTAGAGAAGGAGCCTGCTACAGCAGAAGATTTCAATGCTAACTTAGCTGAGTACATGGATGACAAGGAGCTTGCGCAACTTGTAACTGATTTGGTTGGTGACTTTGATAAAGACATCAACGACCGCAAAGAGTGGATGCAGACTTATGTAGACGGGTTGAAGCTATTGGGTTTGAAGTACGAAGAGCGTACCGAGCCTTGGCAAGGTGCTTGTGGTGTGTTCCACCCTATGCTCACCGAATCCGTTGTGCGCTTCCAGTCTGAAGCAATGACGGAAACATTCCCAGCGATGGGGCCTGTTAAGACACAGATTGTTGGTGCAATAGACAAGTTACGTGAAGAAGCAGCCTTGCGCGTGCGCGAGGATATGAACTATCAGTTAACTGAGACTATGACGGAGTATCGCTCAGAGCATGAAAGGCTCTTGTGGGCGTTGCCAATAACAGGCTCAGCATTTAAGAAGGTCTACTACGACCCAAGTAAGGGCCGTCAGGTAGCTATGTTTATTCCTGCTGAAGATATTGTTGTGCCGTACGGTTCATCAAACATCGAGGACTCAGAGCGTGTTACGCATGTTATGCGTAAGACTGAGCAAGAAGTAGTCAGGTTGCAAGAAGCTGGGTTCTATCGCGACGTTGAGCTTGGAGAGCCAAGCTATCAGCTAGACGACATTGAGAAGCAAAAAGCTGAAGAGATGGGGCTTACAGCGATACAAGACAATCGCTATCGCATACTTGAGATGCACGTCCTATTAGACTTGCCCGGTTATGAGGACAAGGATAAGAAAGGCAAACCGACTGGGATTGCACTGCCATATGTAGTGACTATTGAAAAAGGCACGACAACTATCTTAGCCATCCGGAGAAATTGGTATGAAGACGACATCCTCCACATCAAGCGACAACACTTTGTCCACTACCAATACATCCCCGGATTTGGATTCTATGGATATGGCCTCATCCACCTCATTGGAGGCTACGCCAAGTCAGCCACGATGCTTATTCGTCAATTGGTGGACGCAGGAACTTTATCTAATCTCCCCGGAGGTCTTAAATCACGGGGCCTTCGCGTTAAAGGTGATGACACGCCGATACAGCCGGGAGAGTTCAGGGACGTAGACGTCCCAAGCGGATCGATCCGCGACAACATATTGCCGCTTCCATATAAAGAGCCATCACAGGTTCTTTACACACTATTTAATCAAATAGTTCAGGAAGGCCGCGCATTTGCGTCTAGTGGTGATATGAAGGTTAGCGATATGTCATCGCAGGCTCCTGTGGGAACTACGTTGGCTATATTGGAGAGAACATTAAAAGTGATGACTGCTGTACAAGCACGCATTCACTTTGCTATGAAGCAAGAGTTCAAGCTCTTAAAAGTCATCATTGCTGATTACGCAGCAGATGAATACGACTACGAGCCAGTTGATGGTCGTCGTACAGCACGTAAATCTGACTACGACATGGTGGACGTGATTCCTGTGTCTGATCCAAACACTGCAACGATGGCGCAAAAGATTGTGACGTACCAAGCGGTATTGCAGCTTGCGCAAACTGCTCCTCAGTTGTATGACATGCCACTATTACATCGTCAGATGATTGAAGTATTAGGCGTTAAAAATGCGGCAAAACTTGTCCCTATCGAGGACGACGCTACTCCTGTAGACCCTGTACAAGAAAATCAAGACATGCTCACTGGCAAACCGTTGAAAGCGTTTGTCGAGCAAAACCACGATGCACACATGATGGCGCACAACGCGTTCATTCAAAGCCCTATGGTTCAACAGATGGCACAGCAAAACCCTGCTGGTCAACAACAGATCATGGCAATGCTCGCACACATTAACGAGCATATGGCGTTTAAGTACCGCTTAGATGTTGAGAAGATGATTGGTAGTTCATTGCCACCCACTACTGAGAAGGGTGAAGAACATCCTGAGATACCAAAAGAAATGGCAGATCAGATTGCTATCGCGGCAGCACAAGCAACACAACAACTTGTTATGCAACAACAGCAAGCCGCTCAACAACAAGCAGCACAACAACAGCTACAAGACCCTGTTATCCAGATGCAGATGCAGGAGCTTCAACTCAAACAACAAGAACTCCAACTCAAGGCTCAGAAGCAACAGCTTGAAGCCGCTGAGAAGGATGCACGCATTCGCATAGAGCAAGATCGTATTGAGGCACAGAAAGAAATCGCGGCTATGCAAGTCGCTGCCAACTCTGCCGCCGCACGCGACAAGCTCAATAAGCAAACGGAAATTGACGGAGTACGCATAGGTTTGGACGCTGCAAAACACCGCGCTCAAATGGCCGTCAGTCGCGCGCAACGGGCGGCGCAATCTCAGCCCAGTAAGAAGGAAAATAAATGAGTGACTCAATCCGAGTGCTTGCACTCGTGCAACAAGAAATTGAAAAATTAAGGCAGGAACAAGTGGCTTTTGTAGCCGCTAGTCGCGCTGATACATATGACGAGTACAAAAAGATCTGTGGGGTGATCCGAGGCCTAAACCTTGCAGATTCCATCATCAACGACCTCGTGCAAAGATTGGAACGTGAATGAGTACTTTTGATGTATCTGCTGTAGACCTTTCTGGCATTCTCAATGCCAGCAATGAAGAAAAGGCTAAACAACTCCCCGATCCCTCGGGCTTTATGCTCCTCACCGTAGTACCAGAAGCTATGGAAGAGTACGCAAATAGCGAAGTTGGACTTGTAAAGTCAAGTCAAGAAATATGGAAAGAAGAAGTTCTAACTCCTATTCTTTTTGTAGTAAAAATGGGTCCAGAAGCCTATAAAGACACAACACGGTTCCCAAGTGGTCCCCGTTGCAAGCTAGGTGACTTTGTCATCGTGCGCCCCAATTCAGGCACGCGCCTGAAGATTCATGGCCGAGAGTTCCGAATCATCAACGATGATTCTGTCGAAGCCGTTGTTCAAGACCCGCGCGGTATTACCCGTGCTGCATAAGGAGTAAAACATGCCAAAATTTGGTGGTGATGGTTACAAGTTCCCTGATGAACTTGACGAGCAGACCAAACAGGCTGTCGCTGAAGACGACAAATTTGAGGTCGAGATAGAGGACGATACCCCTCCAGAAGATCGTGGTCGCAAGCCCATGAAGGAGCCGGTAGAGGAGCCTACAGACGAGGAATTAGCGTCGTATGACGAGAAAGTCCAAAACCGCATAAAGAAGTTCACCCGTGGATACCACGATGAGCGTCGTGCTAAAGAAGAAGCCCTACGTGAGCGCGAAGCGGCAGAAAACTTTGCAAAACAGGTTTTGGAGGACAACAAACGCCTTCAACAACAGCTTGCTACTGGAAGTAAAGCATATATAGAGACAGCCAAAACTGCCGCAGAAGCTAGACTTGCCGCCGCTAAACGCAAGTTTAAAGATGCGCAAGAGTCAGGCGATTTCGATGCCGCCGCTGAAGCACAGGCTGAAATATCTTCTGCTATCGTAGATTCAAAGCAAGCCGAGACTATGCGTCCGCATGAGGTGGAAGAACGCGAGTTCAGCCAACCACAACAGCCACAACAACCCCCATTGAGCCGACGTACCCAGAAGTGGGTTGAAAGCAACTCAGATTGGTGGGGTGTTGATGAAGAAATGACTGCCGCAGCGATGGGGCTTGACAAGAAGCTCGCGCGCGAGTATGGTGCGGACTATGTCGGTTCGGAAGAATACTTCCGCACTATTGACAAAACAATGCGCAAACGATTTCCTGAATATTTTGAAGATATTCAGAGCAATGAGGACGATGACGACGAACCTCCAAAAAGAGTCGAACCGGTCAGTGAGGAAAGAACTCAACGCCGTGCCACTAAACCAGCTACTGTGGTTGCTCCCGCTTCCCGTAGCACACCGCCTAGTCGTGTAAAACTAAAGGCATCCGAAGCGAACATAGCTCGTCGTCTTGGGGTTCCTTTGGAAGAATACGCTCGTCAGGTTGCTAAATTAGATAGGAATTAAACATGGATCAAATCGCTCAGACTCAAACTCAGGCTACGGGCCGTCAAAACAGAATGGCTCGTGATTTGGAGAGCCGCGTGCTATCGCAACGTCCAACATCGTGGCGTGCACCCGAAGTTCTTCCATCACCTGACCCACGTCCGGGTTGGAAACACCGCTGGGTGCGTATAAGCATCCTAGGTACGTCTGATCCATCTAATATTTCTTCTAAGCTACGCGAAGGTTATGAACCCTGTAAAGCGGATGATTATCCTGAGCTAATGTTGCACGCCGCCACTGAAGGTCGTTTCAAGGGAAACATCGAAGTGGGTGGTTTGTTGCTCTGCCGTATCCCCGAAGAGTTTATGGAGCAGCGTTCTGACTATTACGCCCAGCAAAATAGAGCTCAAGTTGAATCGGTAGACAACAGTTTCCTTCGTCAAAGTGACGCTCGGATGCCTCTGTTTTCAGAGAAGTCCAGCAAAGTTACTTTTGGTTCTGGTTCTTAAACTTTGGAGTCTTAAATGGCATATCCTACCGTCTCAGCCCCTTATGGGCTTAAGCCGATCAACCTGATCGGTGGGCAGGTATTTGCTGGTGCAACTCGCCAAATCGCTATCGCCAATACATCTGGTACTGGTTACAACACCAATATCTTTTATGGCGATGTCGTAAAGCTAGCATCAACAGGTACTATTCAAGTTGATACCGGCACTACTACGGCTACCCCCGTGGGCGTGTTCCTCGGATGTCAATACATTAGCGCCGTGACTGGCCAACTGACCTTCTCGCAGTACTATCCTGCTAGCTTGGCAGTTAAGTCTGGCTCTACCATCTTGGCATTTGTGTCTGATGATCCTGATCAGCTGTATAAAGCTGTTTTGGTTGCTGGCACTACTGCTGACGATACTACCTCTGGTCTGCTACCTGCTTATCTAGGTCGCACGATGATTGGTTCAAACGCACAACTCGTGCAAAACGCAGGTTCAACTGTGACTGGTGATTCTAAAGTTGGTATCTACACCCTTGCTGGTGCTAGCACTACTATTAGCTTGCCTCTTCGCATAATTGACGTTGTTCCTGATACTGCAAATTCCAGCGGCAATTTCTGCGAAGTTATTGTCAAATGGAATGTGCCGTACTTCACCCTCGCTGAAGGTACACCTAATACCATTACATGGGCCGGTGGACATCAGTATCTCAACCCACTTGGCGTTTGATAAGGAGTAAATCATGGCTATTTCACGCGCACAACTGCTGAAAGAGTTGCTCCCCGGCTTGAACGCTTTGTTCGGTCTTGAGTATGCTCGTTATGGCGAAGAACACAAAGAAATCTACGAAACAGAGACTTCTGAGCGTTCATTCGAGGAAGAAACCAAGCTGTCTGGCTTCTCAGCCGCACCTGTCAAGAACGAAGGCGCCGCCATCGCTTATGACAATGCGCAAGAGGCATGGACTACCCGCTATAACCACGAAACCATCGCTTTGGGTTTCTCAATCACTGAAGAGGCGATTGAAGATAACTTGTACGACAGCTTGTCTGCTCGCTACACCAAAGGTTTGGCTCGTGCTATGGCTTACACCAAGCAAGTCAAGGCTGCTGCGGTTTTGAACAACGGCTTCTCATCTAGCTACCCCGGTGGCGACGGTCAGGCCCTGTTTTCTACTTCACATCCATTGGTTTCTGGTGGCACTAACAGCAACACACCATCAACTCAAGTTGACCTGAACGAGACTTCTTTGGAAGCCGCCGTTATTCAGATCGCCGCTTGGACTGATGAGCGTGGACTGTTGATCGCTGCCAAGCCCAAGAAGATGATTGTGCCCCCAGCATTGATGTTCGTTGCTGATCGCTTGTTAGAAACCGAACTCCGCGTCGGAACTAACGATAACGACATCAACGCCATCAAGAACATGGGCGCCGTTCCAGAGGGTTACACCGTTAACCACTTCTTGACTGACACCAATGCTTGGTTCTTGACCACAGACGTACCTAATGGTATGAAGCACTTTGTCCGTACTCCATTGCAGAATTCAATGGACGGGGACTTTGACACTGGAAATGTACGTTACAAGGCAAGGGAGCGATACAGTTTTGGCTGGTCCGACCCATTAGGCATGTGGGGCTCTAGTGGCTCTTCCTGATACTTTGGTATCTAAAAAAGGCCCTTCGGGGCCTTTTTTATTGGTTGTGTTGACTTTGTTCATTTAGGATGGTAAGATTATGGCAAAGGAAAAGCCATGAATCAATTACCTGTATCTAGGTTCGAAGCCAAAGAACTTGGGCTTTCGCAATACTTCACTGGGAAGCCATGTAAGCAAGGCCATTTGGCTCCAAAGTTCACATGTAGTGGGTCATGCAGTGAGTGTTTGGCTATACGGCGCAGGGAGTACATGCGCAAATGGTCAGCCGAAAACTCCGAAGTCAAGAAGCAGCGTGCCGCCAACTGGTACGAAAAGAATCGCGAGGAAATTATTGAACGCGTCCGTGCTAACTATCACAAAGACTTAGACAAGAGCCGACAGCGTGCACGGGACTATGCAGAGACCCATAGGCAGGAAGCACGAAATAAAACAAAACAATGGGCAAAAGATAACTTTGAGCGCAAACGAAGATACGATAAATCATGGGTAGAAGCCAACCGAGCTCGTTCTCATAGCTTCAAAGCCAAGTATCGTGCCGCGCGTAGGCAAGCGTGTCCGCCGTGGGTTGATGATGCACACATGACCCGCATCCATGAAATTTATAAATTGCGCCAAGATATTTCGGAACGAACAGGTGTTGTACATGAAGTTGACCACATCGTACCGTTGCAAGGCAAAACAGTATGTGGGTTGCATGTTTGGTGGAACCTGCGGGTAATCCCAAGAGAAGAAAATAATCGCCGTCCAAGAATTTGGTCTGATGTGGTTGACAACCCAGAAATTTAGTGTATATTGCGAGAAACCGGGGTCTCCGGTTCGTTAAACTGCTTCTAACCCCTTGCAGATGCGTACACAATTAACGAACTGATCTTTGTACGAAGGACAATTTAATATGGCAGTTTCTACCACCCAAAGTATTTGGCGTTCTGGTGGCGGTGATCAAACACGCACCGCTTATTGTGGTACCGGCGTTATGGCCGCTAATTTCTACGTCGCTGACGTATCCGCAGCTTCCGCAAACGTCGTGGTTTCTTCAACCAATAGTTCCCCTGTGATTCTTCCTGCGGGCGCAGTTGTGATGTCTATCACAATCACTGTAGATAATGCTACAGGCACTATTGATATGGGCCACACTCTGTACACCACAGGCACTTCGTCAACTAACTCTCTAGCAAATGAGTTGACTGACACAATTAACCAAATCGTTCCCGGTTCTGCTACCGCAGGCACTTCACTTGGTACTGTGATCTCTTCGTCTGAGATGATCTATATCACCGCTGGTGTAGGTGCGTCTGCTGGTACAGGTAGCGTAAATGGTGTAATTCAATACTTTGTAACCGATCCTCTGGGCGGCCAACAAAACGTCTAAGGAGTAAATCTCCATGCAAACCGACGTTCTGGTATCCCAGCCACTGGGTGCTGACAACACATTCAAAGACCAAGCCGGTAACGTCATAGGGCGTTGCCGTATCAAGGCTATCTACGGAACATCTGGCGCCCTTGCTGGCACCGTGGTGATCTATGACGGCTCTTCGACTGCTGGTACTTGTTTGATGACAATTAGCACCCCCACAGCCGCTAATCAAGGTACATACTGGATTTTGATGCCCGGTGAAGGTGTATTGGCTAAAAACGGCCTTTACGCTGACCTCACCAACGTAGATTCAGTAATGGTGATTTATGGCTAGTCCCGCATGGCAACGCAAAGAGGGGAAGAATCCAAGTGGCGGCTTGAACGCCAAGGGGCGAGCCTCTTACAACGCCGCGAATCCGGGGAAACCCGGACTCAAGAGACCTCAACCAGAGGGCGGTGCGAGGCGCGACTCTTTCTGCGCTCGTATGAAAGGCATGAAGTCGAAGCTAACGAGCGCCAAGACCGCAAACGATCCCAATTCGAGGATTAACAAGAGTCTTCGTGCTTGGAACTGTGCAGATGGCGGTTACGTTAAATCTGCTGATGGCATAGCTCAAAAAGGAAAAACCAAAGGAAAGATGTGTTGATATGTCAGACATCCAATTAACAGAACGCGAACGTGCTATTGCCAAAGAAGCGGCAAAACTTGCGCTCGAAGAACTATCTTCTGAGTTCTACAAAAAGGTTGGTAAAACCGTTGTAGAGAAAGCTTTGATATGGATTGGCCTGCTTGCAGCGGGCTTTGTCTTTGGTAAAGGTTGGATCATCAAAACGTAATATGCCAAGCACAAGCCAAAAGCAACACAACCTTATGGCGATGGTTGCAAATGACCCAGCTAAGGCTAAACAGCTTGGTATTCCCCAATCTGTGGGGCAAGAATTCGTGCAAGCGGATAAGGGACTGAAGTTTGGTAAAACGGAAAAAACCCGTGCCGATCTTCAGAGGATAAACAAGCCGCAAACACGGCATGGTAAGTCTTCATTTTTTAAAGAAGGTGGTCAAATGAAAGAATCTAAAGCAATGGTTAAAAAAGAAGTGTCCTTTATGAAAGCTAAAGGCGCTCCTAAGTCTATGGTCAAACATGAGGAGTCCGAAATGAAGGGCATGAAAAAAGGCGGCATTACTTCTGCCAAGATGGGTAAAGTTAGAACTGCTGCCCCTAGCCGTGATGGTATTGCTTCTAAAGGCAAAACCAAAGGCACTCAAATCAAAATGTCTGGTTCTAAGCCACTAGGCATGAAAAAGGGCGGCAAGGCTTACTGCTAAAAGGAGGCCATATGGCTGAAACTAAATCGGTTATGGTGCCTGACCCAGTGTCAAAAGCCAAACCTCCAAAGGCGTATAAGCCAACTCCAAAGGACATTAAAGAACTGTATGGCACATCAAAGTCTGTACCGGTCGATGATCCAGTAGATAACCCCGCTAAAAGCGCGAGTGCATCAACACTTAAAGCTAAAGGCGGTACAGCATCTTCTCGCGCTGATGGTATTG